AGCGCGGCAGAGGAGTACATCAAGAACGGCACCCCGCTCCCACCGTACTTTAACTTTGCCAAAGCTGCGCTTGATAAGCTCAACGAAATCAATGGGGAGAAACTATGCGAGTACCGCATGGGGCTTACCCGTCAGTTGGAGCCGTGCACGTTTGGTGCAAGGAATGTCTGGTGGCGTGGGATTGTTGATTTAGCGATCCTTGATAAAGAGCGCGGCAAGGCGTTCATTGTTGACTACAAAACTGGTAAGAGTGCACAGTATGCTGACAAAGACCAGTTAGAGCTGATGTCGTTAGCTGTGTTCAAACACTTCCCTGAAATCGTGAGCGTCAACGCAGGGTTGCTTTTTGTTATCTGCAACGCATTTGTGAAAGACAAATACCACCAAGATCAGCAACAAGAGGCTTGGAGTAAGTGGATGGCGCAGTATGACCGTCTGACCACGGCGTATGAAAGTGGTGTGTGGAATCCTAAACCTAACGCTCTGTGCCGTAATTGGTGCCCTGTACTTAGCTGTGATCACAATGGGAGGAACAAGTAATGCCGTACGTTAACAAACCCCGCCCATACAAGAAAGAATATCAACAACAGCTAACTAGGGGCGACATAGCAGGTAAGCTAGAACGTCAGCGAGCAAGACGCGCTATTGATAAGAACGGTGCAGATAAAGACCATGACGGGAAAGCTGATCGTCGTGAAGGTAAGGATGTTGCACACCGCAAAGCACTAAGTAACGGAGGATCAAACAAAGACGGATACTTTATTCAAAACACTTCAAAAAACAGATCGTTCAAAAGAAATTCAAAAAGCGCACTTGTGTCTGAAACAAGTAAACGTGAAAAATAATATGGAGAGTAAATGGAAATCATCGACAACAGGGCGCTCTTATTGCGTCTAAAAAACCCGCAGACGGTTACCGCACACATACCTGATAGCCGCATCGTCGGTAAAGAACCTTCTGGTTCCACGCAAGTTCTTGTGAAGTGGGGGCTTCCTGAAGCCCAAGCCTTACGCAATCTTAAGATTCGTAACGTACCATCACCCATCATGCGTGATTACGCATGGGACGGTATACACAAACCGTTTGAGCACCAGAAAACCACAGCAGCGTTCCTGACATTGAACAGGCGGGCCTTTTGCCTCAACGAGCAGGGCACTGGAAAAACTGGATCAGTCATATGGGCTGCTGACTACCTGATGAAAGCAGGACTGATTAAACGTGTGCTTGTGATCTGCCCACTATCAATCATGGACTCGGCATGGCGCAACGATCTATTTAAGTTTGCCATGCACAGAAGCGTTGACATAGCCTATGGGCAAGCTGATAAACGTAAGAAGATTATCCAAGGTGATGCAGAATTTGTAATCATAAATTATGATGGGATGCCGATTGTCAAAGACGAAATCGCTACGGCTAATTTCGATCTAATTGTTGTAGACGAAGCGAACGCTTATAAAAATATTAGTACGGTGCGGTGGAGAACACTGTACAAATTACTTAAACCGGAAACATGGCTTTGGATGTTGACGGGCACACCCGCTGCACAGTCGCCGCTCGATGCGTATGGGCTTGGCAAACTAGTGAACCCATTAGGTGTTCCAAAAATTTATTCAGCATATCGTGACATGGTGATGTACCAGATCTCACGCTATCGATGGGAGCCAAAAGACAGTGCAACAGATACAGTATTCAACGCACTGCAACCTGCTATTCGCTTTACAAAAAGTGAGTGCCTCGATTTGCCTGACATGGTTTATGTCACACGCAACATCGAACTAACCCCACAACAAAAAAAGTATTATGAAACACTTCGCAAGCAAATGGTTGTCACCGCTGCCGGAGAAGAAATTACAGCGGTCAACGCAGCGGTTGGCTTAAACAAATTGCTACAAATTTCATGTGGCGCAGCCTACACCGACTCTGGCGAAACCGTAGTCTTTGACATCAAGAACCGCTACACCGTACTGCAAGAAGTCATCGAAGAAACAAACCATAAGGTTATTGTTTTCATTCCGTTCAAACATACGATTGAAGTGCTGAAAGAACGACTAACTGATGATGGCATATCAGTTGAGGTCATCAGCGGTGAGGTATCTGCGGGTAGCCGCACAAGGATATTTAATGACTTTCAAAGCACCTCAAACATCAAGGTGCTTCTTGTGCAGCCCCAAGCCGCAGCGCATGGGGTTACGCTAACCGCTGCCGATACGATTGTGTGGTGGGGGCCAACCCCCTCGCATGAGATCTACGCACAGGCCAACGCACGGGCGCACCGAGCAGGGCAAACAAACAAGGTGACTGTCGTACGGTTGGTAGGCAGTAACGCAGAAAAACATTTATACAAACTTCTTGATAGTAAAGTTAATGCCCACGTACAACTTGTATCCTTATACAAGGAAGTGCTTGACAAGAGCATTTAATGCCATTATATTAGCGGCATAACACAACACAGGAGAGTAAGATGACTGACAAAGAGGACGGTATCTCCGTCGATAAGCTAGTCCGCGTCTATATCAAGATGCGGGAAAAACGCGAAGCCCTAACCCGCGAATACGACACAGCATACGAAGCCATAAGCGAGAAGATGCGTTTGGTTAAGAACGAACTTCTCGACCAGATGCGCTCAGCCAATGTAGAAAGCATCCGCACCACCGAAGGGTTGGTGTACCGCACCGTCAACAAAAAATACTGGACGAGCGATTGGGATAACTTTTACAACTTCATCATGGAACACAACATCCCGCAGGTGTTAGAGAGGCGGGTGCATCAAAACAATTTGAAAGAGTTCTTGGAGAACAACCCCGATTTGCTGCCACCGGGGATGAATGTGGACAGCGAATACTCCGTAACCGTTCAACGTAGGAGAAATTAATGGAAGTCGTTGATGAGAAGTACATCACGATTGAAGATGTGGCGAAGCATTATTCAGTGTCAATCTCAACCGTGCGCTCGTGGATGCGAGCTGACATTATCCCCGCATTAAAGATTGCCAATGTGTACCGCTTCAAGCTGTCTGACGTTGACGCAGCACTGAAAAATTACAGCAAGGCAAAAGAAATCGAGGAGCAGAAGAAAGACCCTCGGCAGTTGGAACTTGACTTTAACCCAGACAAAGATCTGTAAGGAGAAATAGATGTCTGAATTAGCATTGTTCAAAGGTGGTTTACCCGCATATCTCAAAGATATGCAAGACGAAGCAACCCAAGCACTGGCAGGGGGTAGTGGCGGTGGCGGTGCAAAGCGTATCTCAATCGAAGGCGGTGTGTTTCGTATGCTTGTTGGCGGTAAGGAAGTAGCAGTCAACGAAGACCGCTCGATGAATATGATCATCGTTAAAGCTGCGGCAAACAACGCCCGTGTTTTTTACGCCGGTACTTATGTCAAAGGGCAAGTATCCGCACCTGATTGTTGGTCAAATGATGGCATCACCTCAGATGCCAAATCACGTAACCGTCAGGCAGAGAAGTGCGCTGACTGCCCACAAAACATCAAAGGCTCTGGGCAGGGCGAAAGCCGTGCGTGTCGTTTCCAACGTCGCCTTGCAGTGATTCCTGAGAACGAGCCTAACGGGTTTGTGTATCAGCTTACACTGCCATCAACAAGTATTTTTGGGGATGGTAATCAGGGCAAATGGCCGTTGCTTGCTTACGCAAAACATCTTGCAGCACACGGGGCACCCATCACTGGGGTGATTACTGAGATGCGGTTTGATACATCAAGCCCCACACCAAAGTTAGTATTCAAGCCTGTTCGTCCTATCACTGAGGACGAATTCAATATGGTGCAAGCCGCTAAAGATGCACCAGAAGCTCAGGCAGCGGTTACTATGACAGTGGCTCAAACGGACGGGGTACGTAACGCCCCTGCTGCTCTACCTGAACCAAAGGTTGCAGCAAAGAAAACCGAGCCGGACACTAAACTGTCTGACTTACTCAATGAGTTTGATGACGAGTAAGTTGTAGCCTACGGGCGACTAGATCGACGGATTGAAAAGGCTCCGCGCCGCAGGGAGTCCTGTCGCCCTATCTTTTTTCTGCGGAGGAAGCGGCTATGGATACATTAAAATTTTTAGAGACAGTATTACCAACGCAAGGTATCTACGTTGCGTACACATCGAAAGGCCCAAAAAAAGATAACGTATATAAGCAAAGCTACTATGAGCAGATCGACGGTCTTATTGAACGAGGACAAGAAGCAAAACGTATAGGTTGGGATGCGTACTTCGCACTGGCTACATTTCCTGTTAAAGGAACCCGCAAAGCTAAAGACGCAGCCTACTTAAAGAGCTTGTTTTTAGATGTGGATTGTGGGGAAGGAAAGCCCTATGCCACACGCGAAGATGGAATACGCGCCCTAGTTTCTTTCTGTAAAACATACAAACTACCCAAACCTTTACTGACGAGTAGTGGTAGAGGTGTCCATGTCTATTGGCCTTTCACCCAAGAAGTTACCAAAGAAGAATGGCAGAAGGTTGCATGGAAACTCGACACACTTATAAAAGCCGCCAAGTTTGAAGTTGATAACTCTATAACTTGTAATGCTGCGTCAGTCTTACGCACTCCGGGCACATCGCACTTTAAGAGCGAACCACGACCCGTCGAGATCATCAATGGAGAGTGCACCCCCCAACCCTTTTCGTTTTACCAATCAACCATAGGTGAAGAGTCTAGACAAAGACAACTATTCAAACCCAGAGAGCTAGACCCCGTTACCCAAGCCCTGCTTGGCAGCTACACCAACAGCTTCAAACTCATCCTAAAGAAAACAAACAGCAACATAGGATGCAACCAGCTTAAAGATTTAATAACAAACCAAGCCACGATGGACGAACCCAAGTGGCGAGCTGCGCTGTCGATTGCAGCGTTTACCGTGGAAGCTGACAAGGCGATACACATTGTGTCGCGCAACCACCCCGAATACGATCCTGTTGAAACAGAACAAAAAGCTGCACAGATCAAAGGCCCGTTCTTGTGCGATACCTTTGAGAAATACAACCCCGGCAAGTGTGAGGGGTGCATCCACCGTGGGCAGATTAGATCGCCAATTACCTTGGGGCGGTCTGTTGCAGAAGCTAAAGAAGAAACAACTGTTGTCACCGACCACCCAACAGATTTACCTGAAGGATATTTACAGCAGTACACGATACCTAAATACCCTCCGCCTTATTTTCGTGGACAGAACGGTGGTGTTTTTAAACGTGAAGCAAAGAAAGCACCTGATGGTGCATACGTCGAAGTTGAAAAGTCCATATACCACAACGATTTTTATGTGGTGAAGCGGTTGATGGATGCAGAGCTAGGTGAGTGCGCGGTCATGCGATTGCATTTGCCCAAAGATGGTGTGCGTGAATTTACAATTTCAAACGCGCTATCAACGGAAGAGCTTCGTAAGAAGTTAGCCATGCAAGGCATAGCCGTAAACAAGATGGACGAGATCAAGGCATACGTGGTCGCTTGGTTTAACTACCTACAATTTTTGGAGAAATCCGGCATGACACATATGCAGTTTGGTTGGGTTAAAAAAGAAGAACAGCGTTTAAGTTTTGTAGTGGGTAACAAAGAGTTTTCTCCGCAAGGCATCGAGCACAGCCCACCATCAAGTAAAACAATTGACTACATGCACTTCTTTACACAGGCGGGTACGCTTGATAAGTGGAAAGAAACCATGCAGTTTTTTACTGATAAGCCAAACAGTGAGATGCACAAATTCATAATCGGTTGTGGGTTTGGGTCGTTGTTCATGGATTTTTCTGCGGTGCACGGGCTTGGTGTTCATGTCTACAGTGCAGACTCAGGTTACGGCAAAACAACTGCCATGCTAGCGGGTGCTTCTATCTGGGGTGATCCAAGCCTCGTTATGATGAAGCACGATGACACTCACGCAAGCCGCATGGCTCGTACTGAAGTGTTCAAAAACATTTGTATGTACTTCGATGAGATGACCAACATCGATGGGAAAGAAGCAAGCCACTATGCGTACTCAATTCCTAATGGCCTACAACGTGCCCGTATGGAGTCAAACAGCAACAAAGAAAGATGGCGCGGTCTGCCTTGGAAAACTATAGCCATATCGACCGGCAACACAAAGTTGTCAGATCGTATGCGTATGGAGAAAGCCGCACCCAACGCAGAGATGTACCGCATACTAGAAATTGAAGCGGTCAAAGGTTTGAAGCTGCGTAAAGAAGATACCGACATACTGGCAAAAGCCATCAACACCAACTACGGTCATGCACACATCCCGTTTCTCCAGTGGGTTATGCGTAACCTAAAAGAAACTGAAGAGTTATGGACGCAGGTTAGGCTGAAGCTTGATAAAGAGGCTAACCTGTCTTATGAAGATCGGTTCTATTCGGCAGGGTGCGCTTCATCACTTACTGGGCTTATCATCGCCAAGAAGCTAGGGTTAATTGATTGGAACGTGGCTGAAGTTTTTAAGTGGGTGGTGAAGATTATCGGTCATGCGTCGGTAACCAGAGAAGAAGCCAAGATCGACCCACTGCACATCATTGGGCAATACTGGGCAGAAAACTTTTCTAACACACTGTCAATCCGAAGCACAGAGGACGCTCGCAAAGATAAGAACGAATTACTTGAGCAGATTGTTATGCCAGATAGTACACCGCGCATGGCACTGAAACTGCGGTATGAGTACGACGTAAAAACACTTTTTATTGCGGTTGACGCTTTTAGAGATTGGTGCGGTAAGAAGTCAATTGTTTACGACCCATTTGTTAAAGCATTAATACAAAGCGCCAAGGCGGAAATTAAAAGCAAGCGCATGGCTAAAGGCACTCGTATGAACATCCCCCCGACAAGTGCCATCGTACTCTACAACATGGATGCTATGACCGATGTGGAGTCCCCCACCAAAACCACCACCTGAGATAAACCCAGATGGAGTGGTTATCAAAATTCCCTATAACAAATGGGAAGTTGGTATGTCCGTGTTTATCCCTGCATTGAACTTAAAGAAGTTAAAAACTCAGTTACGGCAGGTTGCCAGACACAAAGGCTGGCGCATAGAAATTAAAGGTCGGGTAGAGGGTGGGAAACTAGGGCTTCGCATTTGGAGAATTGTGTGATACATTCCGCCCCGTAGATGTTGTCCATCTACTCTCCTCTTGAGTTGGGTGACTTCCCAACCCATTCTCCCCGGCCCAATGCCGGGGTTTTTTTCAGTCCTCGTATTCCCTAGCAAGCTCAAGCAGTTCGTCGCGCATACCTTTTGATAGGGTAATCCCGGCGTACATTTCTTTTGTCGTGCGCTTATGTTGCGCCATCGACCGTTGGATAGAGGCTTCCACACCCTCTTTGAACATACCGGGGTACTTTCGGGCTAGGGCTACTAAATCATCCCTAACTTCCATACGCTCATCAACGTCACCCATCCTGGTAGCTAGGTAGTAACGCTTAAGCAGCTTAGTTTTTTCGTCCGTTACAGCTTTATCAATACCTTTTACAACCGAGTTAATTTCAAGCTGTCGGGTGTAGTCTGCCGGAGTAAAACCTAAGAGTTGTGCGCCGATCCCAAAGGGGCTTATGTCGCCAACAATCGGGTCACCCCGCAAGGTATTCGCACCCTCCGTAGCAAACCTGAAAGAACGCAAGCCGTTAGCAAGGGCAGAAGGCATCATGGTTTCAATCCCACGGTAGTAATGCCCGTCTTTCAACTGATCCACACCACGTTCAAACTTGGTAAAAGTTCCATACACAGGACCACCAAAGGCTTCCAGCAGGCGAACGGGTAAAGTTTTTTCGTTCTCATTAATTACGTCACGCATGATGAGGTCACTCAAGCCCATGCGGGAAGCAATCTCTAACCCTGTGGTGTAGTTCAACAACCCCTTATATGCCAACTCCCCTACACTACGACGCATGATAGATTCAAGATCTTCTTCGTCGTCATCTTTGAACGCGCTGTAAAGCATAGAGATCGCACCAAAGAGCGGTAGCCCTGAGATACCTGCGGTAAGCGCAGTCATCCCTGCGATGTACCCGACTTGTTTCATTGCGGCAATACGGGTTGGCTTATCTTCCCCACTTAGTGCAGTACGCGCAGCCTTAAAGAGCAGGTAATACATCGACACGCCATAGCGTTTGAACATGAACGCCAGACGACCTATTGCTGACTTCTGGGCAATCAGCGGTGCAGCGGCAGCAGCAATACCACCGTTGGTAAGCTCGGTCAAATAAATAGCACGATTAGCTGCCTCAGCCATAGCCGCATCGTCAATAGTGCGGCCTTCTTTTTTCATCTTGGCAAGCTCAAGATTGTATGCAGCGATCATCGTAACCTGACGGTTCATCCGCTCGCCTTGGTGCATCATAATCCCAGAGACTTTATTGACTTTTGTAACGATGCTTGCATCGTCCACTGCTTCAAGTGTGTCGTAGATCTGCGAGCGGTTCAGCATCCCATGTTCAGCAGCAATCCGTGCAAGGATCTTTAAGCGTTTGACTTCGGGCTTGGTGCTTGGGGCATCAAAGTCGTAGTTGTCCATAGAAGGCATGGAGGTGCGATTAACCTCTACGTCACCCACTATCGTTGGTACATTGCGCTTAAATCCACTACCTAAAAATAGTTTGTACGCTTCATTGATTTCCTTCATAACAACTGGCATACCGCCTAGCTTTTGGTACTCCCCTGCAAGGTACGGCGTAACAATAATAGGAACCTGCCCTAAGTTGACCAAGGCAGACGACACGTTAAAACCCAGAGTCATGTTAAAGCCAAGCGTGGAAAGAAGTTGTGCTGCTCGGCTTGTGTTGGGGTTGATAGCAAACTTGACGTGCTGATCCAGAATATCCCGGTAGTACGTTTCCATTGGCACATCGCCTTTGGGCTTGGCTTGCTGGGTGCGTATCGCTTGGTCGATCTCATCCATCGTGGCTTCAAGTTTTGCCGCATACTTCATGTTGGCTACTTGCCGCGCAATTGGAAATGCCTTCTTACGCAGGGTGCCGATGGCATCCTCAATATACCCCGGTGTGTCCTTACGAGTCTGGAACGATTTAGCAAATGCCGTTTCGGGCATCACATCGACAAATAACTGAAGCACTTTGTTGCGTGACTCTTCTGGCACAGCAGAAAGAACTGAACTGACAAAGGAAGTAGAAGGTACACGCCGGTAGTCGAGTTCACTTAGCTGTGAAAAAGTATTTACGTTAGGTTCGCCTTGAGGTGTCTTGGTTATCTTGCCTTGCTTTTCCAGTTCAGCGATGCGATCTTTACGTGCTTTCTCTTGGGCAAAAGCCTCAACGACAAAATCAGTTTGCCCGTTTGCATCTTTGGTTTCATACGACAGCCAATACTTACCTTCACGAGTCAACGGGAAATAAGGATCGATACCACCCTTCTTGGCAAGTTTCTCAAGGATAGTTTGCTTGATCTTCTTAGCTGCTTCAGGATCTTTAACAGTGTCATCAATACGACCTGTCAGGCTATCAAGAATGTACTGGTACAGCTTTCTGTACACATCTCGTGCATCACGGTACATCTTCTGACCATCTGCACCAAGCGAATCATAAATAGCTTTGAGTTCTCTGAACTTGGCTTTTTCTTCTGGTGTTTTGTAGTCAGCCTCGGTGGGTACTACATCACGTTTTAACTTGTCGTCATATCGCGCACCAACGTCAATCCTAGACACGGTGCTGCCATACACTAACTTATTAAACGCTTCTACTTTAGCCGAACCTGCTTTAGACCCCCACTTTTCAACACGAGTAACCACAGGCTCAATCAGTTGGTAAACCTTCTCTTCTTCGCCCACCCGTTGGTTGATAAGTGTATTGATCTCCCGCGCTTTGGGTAGGTACTTTGCAGCTAGATCAGTTACAACATGCAAGGGCATGAACTGTGCAAGAAACTTACGCATGTAGCCCGATGCGCTATTGCGTAGGAACTCGTCAATCTTATAGCCTGTTTCTTTCTTCGCACCTAATGCGTTAGCAACTTTTACAGTCGTATCAATAAACGCTTCTAATTTTTTAGGTTGCGCGGCTATGGCAAAGAGCGCACCAGCATCCCGGCTTGCCGGGGCAGGGGAAAGAATGTCTGACACCAGACGGTCTACCTGATCAAAAGCTGACTCCGTTGCCACGGTTGGCTGACGCATCAAAGAGCGCAGCATATTGCTAACCATGCGGGTGAACCGAGTCCACGCATTGATGGGCTTGCCATCAGGGAAGATTGCTTGCAGCTTGGCTTGAAACTCTGGGTTTGAAAAAGCCTCGGCTACAAACTCATCAAGACTTGTCGCACCATAAGCTGTATCCAGACTACCCTTAACTTTGTCATACAACGCTTGAAGTTGTTTAGTGACGGGATGCGAAGGGTTGTCTAAGACATGTGAGGTAGCTGCATGTAATGCTTCGTGTAAGGCAACGTGGCTGTTTAGCCCTGTCTTGGAATCAAGGAAAATAGTGTCAGTCTGTGGGTCATAAAACCCTGCGACCGCACGCCCTGACTCATCGGTTAAACCCTCAACAACTTTTACAGAGGTATCAATGTTGGCGCGGACCAGTGCACCAGCTACCTTGCCGATCATGCCATCGTAGCTGGCTAGGGCTTTTAGTGCGGAAGGCAGATCATCGTTTTGTAGACACCCAACAATAGCAGGGTGCAAGGGTTCCCCAAGTGTAGGCCCACGCAGAGCTTTGCCTTGTTGTACTGTGCGCTGCACAGTTTTTGTCATGGGCTTAAAGAGCGTGTCTGAAAGCGTCATGTTGTCTGGCAGTACAAATACCATACCGCCATCTAACTTGTCAGCGTTGGGTAATACTTTATTTAAGAACGTATCATGCTTTGTATTGATGCACCCATAACTAATGCGCTTATCGCCAAAGTCCTGACTCGCCAGACGCTGCTCACGCTTTTCAGTTTTGTCCCCAAGCCATGCAGCATGAACGGCAATCACATAGTCGGTGTCGCCTATGCGATGTGTTGACTCAACTAACTCAAATGCTTTGCCACCTTTGTACGCACTTGGTGCCATCTTCAGTGTGTACTTACCTGCGGGAGTGACGCGCTTGTCACCATCCAACACATCCCCATAGTCACGCCCATAGAGTGCTGTGTCCTGAGAGATCACGTTGCCATCGGCATCAAACACATGCAGCATACCCATAGGCTTGTCGGCAATCATAAAACCTTTACCAGAAGCCTTGGCTGCGGGGGCCATTGACTCATAGACTTGGATTGCCATACCAGACATCTTGCCGCGAGCCTCTTGAGGCACAGTAGCTTTGATCTCAACCGTTTCGTTGTAAACTTTTACGGGGTTGTATGAAAAGACATCAGCAAGCTGGCCGGGGTTAAAGAGCAGCCCGATAGACAACAGCCCAGCTTTTGCACCGTTAAGAACTTCTTTGATGATCTTGCGGATTGCTTTTTCAACCGCTTGAGCACCTTTGTTGAGATACTTGAACGCATCAAGCAAAGTGCGTGATAGTAGTTCTTGACTATCCGAGGCTACGCCATAGTGCCTAGCAAGTGTGTTACGCGCACCCTTTCCTGCGTTATCAATTGCGTCGCTAATAGCTTCTTGGTTTTTTTCTGGTATGACGCGAATGAGGTCATCACCATTTAAAGTATTGAACTCCCAAGACTCTGCGTATTTTGGGTTGTCACCTTTCCCAATCGGTATCATTACAGATGTTTTTGTTGAAACTACCTTGCGTGTAGCCAGTGCAATAATTTTTTGACGGTCTTCTCTACTTACACCAGCTTGTTCTAGTGCAAGGTTTAATCGATTAGCTGCTGACCGTTCGCGGTCAAATGTCGTGAAATATTCTGTGGTTAACGCATCGGCCTTTACCCCCCTTATAGCTTTGGAAGTAATAGTCATCAACGACCCAATCACAGAATCTGGAAGTTCTGCTGCACGGTTAAAAGCAGCCCGCTCTGCGATAAGCGTTTTTCTTGTATCGTTAGATAAATTATTGTTGACCCAAGTAAGCGCAAGGGCTGCGTTGTCGCGGGTCATACCTTGGAAGAAGTTTGCCTCGACCGTTGTACCGTAAGGATCAGCCTGTGTGGTTTGGGGCAGCATATGAGGCGTTTCAAATTCATTACCCCATGCGATGTTAATCAGCCCGTCAATCAAACGAGGCATCTTACTGAAATAG